TGTGGTGTAACGAGATGTGGTTCAACCACTGTGATGAGGTGGAGACTTACACTGGGAAACGTCCGGACTACAAGGCAAAGGATTACTTTGCGAAGTACAAGTGGTTCCTGAAACGTGAGTATGTCCACCTTAAAACTAATGCAAAATAAAGTAGATGAGCCCTTGACATTCTGTCAGAATAGTGTATAATAGCTGTATTAATTGAAGAGAGAATATATTATGTTTTATGCAAAACCAAAGATGACCAATCATCATGATGCAAAGTATTTCAATACCGTTACTGAAGCGGTTACGTTCCTAAACGAGTACAACGAGTTAGGCCCCGAGCATGAGAGAGATGGTTTCTCTAATAGCGTTTCAAAACTCCAGGCCGAAGACTTTTGGTTACTGGGTAAGTTGACTGGCCCAGAGGGTGTCCAGTTCAAGAATAACAAAGCACTGGGGGTATCGTAACATGGGTATGATTGCTGAGATTTTTCGTAACGACATGTTCAAAGACTGTTCTAATGGTGGTTTGAGTTCCAACTTCACTTCGGTGACTGTGGTCAATGTGGAAGGCCCATTCGAACCCACGGTGGGTCGTCCGGCAGTTTTCATTAAGGAGGGTACCTTCAAGGGTACGATAAAGTGTGTCCCTGCGGTCAAGTCCCTTTCTGGAGAGTATGAAGAGGACACCCGATGGTTCATGATGGGTGGTACTTATATTGCTACATCTGACAGTCGTTTCTCTGCTAAGTGTAAGGAATTAGTAGGACAGTCTTTCTATGGTGCAGTACCTTTCCACGACCGATACGAGGGATAGGAATGCTGAAACATAATGATTCTTCAACTGAACTGTTGACCATCCTACAGGAAGAATGTGCCGAGGTTATCGTTGAGATTTCCAAGGTCAAACGATTCGGTCAAGAGCAGAAGAATATTGAACGTCTTGCCAAGGAAGTGGGTGACTTAGTCTGTATGATTGAGTTGCTTCAGAACTGGGAAGTGGTGTCTCACAGTGCAGTTGAAGATGCAAGACAGGAGAAGTATAGTAAGCTTCGTAGGTGGTCTAATCTGTTTTCCTATGATAGTGATTATGACCCAAGTTTTAGATCGGAGAATTAAATGGCTAAGAAAAAAATTATAACACGATCCAATCCAGTAGCAAAGTATGCTCGGAAATTCAATCGTGCCGCTACTCACGTAGATAAAAAGAAGGAATCCAAGAAGTACGGTCAGTTGACCAAAGAAGAACTGTATCCAAATAATGGATTCTAGCCCTTGACACACCCCACCCATATAAGGTATAATATGTCCATATCAAAAGAAGTACGTTACGCAATGATTCGTGCGGCAGCACTCAAGATTCAGAAGCGTAGTAAGGTTCGCAAGTCAAACCAACGTCTAGCGAACGAAGTAGTAGGTCTTGATCGTCAAGACTATAAATCTGATGTACGGTGGGGAGATGAAGATAAGTTCGTTAACACTCTCTTCTCCGATGTACATCAATCAACCCAAAACGAGGAATGGAATTAATGTCCCAAGAAGTTGAAAACCTAATTGATCTCGGTCAATACCCACGCAATGATGTGGAACTCATTACCCGTGAGTACATGCGTCATGCATATCTAGAAACTCTTGATACTTATGCTAAAGAGTATGTTGAGTTAGATGAAGAAAATGAGACTCGTAAGAATGTTCTTGCTACATTAGAAGCATTCGAACACACCATTGCAGTACTTGATGGTAGTGAAGAGTTTCTTGAAGCAGTCCACGGAGACGATGCTGAAGAAGTTTCTGAAGACGATGACTTCGAACGTTTTTAAGGAGAACGATATGTTTAGTTATGATAAAATAGTTGACCAGCTAAGATCCAATGTACTTCAGGTTACATTTAGTAAAGTGAACGGTGAGCAACGGGTTATGCCTTGTACTCTCCAGACTGACTATATGCCTGAGTTGTCGGAATCTAAGGTCAAGCAGGTAGATGACTTTTCTGTTAATAAATCTGTGATTCGCGCATTCGCTATTGATAAGCAATCTTGGAGATCTTTCCGAGTGGACAATATCTCTGCGATTGAGGTAATCAATGGATGATAAAACAGAAGAGAAGTTCCTAACCAAGAAATCATTCTCGGCTATGATAGAGAGTTTCGTGTTCCAACACAGGATGTCATACATGGATACCATTGTTCATCTCTGTGAAAAGAACGGACTAGAACTGGAAGATATCAAGAAGTATCTGTCTCCCACGATAGTTGAACATCTAGAGAGTGAGGCACGTCAGTTGAATTTTCTGCCAAAGCAGAATACACTAGACGTATAAATAGCTATACCCTTATGGGTGATCTCATACATTGTTTATACATTGTTTATATTTAAGTTTATATTTAAGGAAATATTATGTCTTTTGCAAATCTAAAGTCCAAATCTATGGACATCTCGAAACTTGTCAGCGCTGCATCAGCGGCATCCGGACAAACTTCAAACACCAACAAATACCAAGACGACCGCAAGTGGAAACCTACCGTTGATGAACAAGGTAATGGTTACGCAGTTATTCGTTTTCTTCCTGCTACTGAAGGTCAAGATCTACCGTGGGTTCGCTACTGGGATCACGCCTTTAAAGGCCCTACCGGACAGTGGTACATCGAACGTTCATTGACTACCCTAGGTCAGAACGATCCATTAGGTGAGTTAAACTCTCGTCTGTGGAACTCCGGTATCGAAGAAGATAAAGAAACTGCTCGCAGACAGAAGCGGCGTCTACACTACGTTACTAACATCCAAGTTATTAACGACCCTGCAAACCCTGCCAACAATGGCAAGGTAATGATCTACGAGTTCGGCAAGAAGATCTTTGATAAGATCATGGATCAGATGCAACCAGAATTTCCTGGCGAGACTCCGGTCAACCCATTCGATTTCTGGGGAGGTGCTGACTTTGAACTGAAGATCCGTAATGTTGCTGGTTACAGAAACTATGATAAGTCGGACTTCAAGTCTCCTTCTGCATTCTTAGGATCAGATGAGACTCAGTTAGAATCAGTTTACAACTCACTGTATGACTTGAATGAGTTCATCATTCCTAATTACCCAAGTGCGTTCGACTCAAACTGGTTCAAGTCTTATGACGATCTAAAGAATAAGTTGGAGACAGTACTAGGTCTTGCGACTGGTGCCGGTTCTACTATTAAGAATGAAGCACTTGCGCAAACCGCTGAAGCTGCTCCGATTAGATCAGCAGTTGAACCTACTGTTGTTGCAGCTGCTCCTGCTCCTGTTGCTGCTGTCGCAGAAGAAGATGACACACTGTCTTACTTCGCGCAGATGGCTGCTGAAGACTAGGTAGTAGTAGAGTATGTAACTAAGAAGGGGACTCGAAAGAGTCCCTTTTTTTATGCTGGTCGTGTAGAGAAGTAAGGATCCATTACATCGAAGGGTGATATAGGCCCACCTAAGACAGTCATTCCACCACCGCCACCAGAAGATGAGGTGTTTGTGCTGTTGTCCATAATAACGACTGGAGCAGCTGAAGCGACCGAATCTTTTTCGGTAACCAGTTTGCTAACGTTCCCTGCGGAAGTTGATTTCTGTTGTTGCCCCGAAGAGTTAGACGATATCTGAGTCCCTGCGGATGCAATGTTATTCATCATCTGTATATCTTCGGTAGAGAAAGAGTTTATGCCTGGCGAGAAGTCAAGTTTTTTCTGACCATCAAACAAACCTTCACCAACCACATAAGGATTCTCTCCGGTACCTTGACCCTTCATTGCAGCCAGCATAGGTATTGCATATGCCATTGTCTTACCGAAATCCCCTATGGAATCATTAACATCATCATAGTCTATATCGATAAGTCTTTCCAGAGAGTTAGACAAACCATTGACGATATCGGAGATATCTACAAGTCCGGTAAGGTTGTCCGCGTTCAATGAAGCTAGGGGTTGTAGTCCATTATATAACTTGGTGAACATGTCCTCATCGTTATCATCAGAGAATAAACTCCCTATGGTGTCAAAAACCGTACCAATCGCCTTACCACCGAAAAGAGCAACCATACCTGCACCTAGTGCAGCCATAGCGCCACCGACTGTAACAAGGTTACTTCCGTCCAGAGAACTAAGAGGTGCAAGACCAATCGCAAGGTTTCCTAACATCGTACCTAGACCACTACCATCTATACCTGCCACCGCAGCAAGATCGAATGCACCAAAGAATCCTGCTAGTCCAACACCCAGTAGAGGAAGACCTGCTGCAGCTGCACTACCGAATGCACTACCGAATCCGATAAGACCACCTAGTGCTAGTAGTGAGGCACTACTAAATGCATTGAGTCCTTCACCTAGACTTACCATCATAGACTTGAGTGCAGAACCATCTGTATTCAGCATGGACATCCCTTTGTCGCCTAATGCTAGACCACCAAAGAATGAACTGATACCAGCACCAAAGAATCCCATCTTGAGGGCACCCTTCATACTACCGAACTTTGCACCTACTGCTGCCAATGCACCCATCGCAAGAAGACCCTTAGTAGGTGTCTCTGCGAATGCTTCACCAAGAGTAATCATGTTCTTCTTGGTGGCAGACATATCCGTGCCAATCATCGCTTGTGCTTTGTCACCTAATGCGAGACCAGTAAAGAATGCACCGATACCAAAACCTAATGCCCCCAGAGTTGCGACCGCACCAAGTCCTTTCATAGCGAAACCTAGACCAGCACCAACACCTGCTCCGATACCTTTACCGGCAGTCTCTCCGAAACTCTTCTTGCTGGTGATACCACCCTTGGTGTTCTTCTGGATACCCTCTATGGCCTGAAGTAGTTTATTGTCATATACCTTCTGGTCACGCCTTTGTTCTAGGTCATCACCACTTCCAGTCTGAAACGACTGTACGACATTCAAGATATTACTATTGGTAGCGTTTATAGCATCCAATGTTTTACTAGAGGTGTCTACCTTAGATATCGCACTATCCAGATACCCATAGATATCCAGCGCAATCTCCGTTAAGAGGTCGTTCTGTTCTCCAAGTTTCTCTGATACTCGTTTAAGACTCATTGGTTATCCTTTCTGTTTAGCCCTCTGATTTTTCTCGTTGATGTCGTCAACCAACATCGTCAAGTAAATCTCTCTCTCCCAAGGTATCATTCCTTCTACTTCATCTAACGAATAATTAAAGTTATTCAGTAGTTGGAAGTTTACTTGGTAGTAATTGGCTAGGGTGTCATGAGAGAGATTTATTAAAAAAAATCGTCAAGTCCTTTCAGTGTTTTTTTATTATTATGACCGCATGATGTACATGCGAATTCTAGGTCTTGGGTCAATGCCGGTATCGAAGCAGCGAAGGCAGATACCTTTCCGAACTGTTCGGTAGTCATAGACTCCAAGAAAGTTACAATCTCTTCTTGTGGCTCATCTTTAATAGAGAACCTTTCTTCATCGGTCAATACCGAATCTAAACATGTGACGATGAGTTGAAGTAACGCTTCGGTTGCACTCGTGCTGTCCAGAAGAGTCTGGTTAGATAAGAATTCCTCGTAGGTCGGGAACTTCATCTTAACAGTAACCTCGTCATTGATAGGGATCAACATCTCAGGTATCTCACCGTTGACTTCTACCTTGTCGAGTTCAACTGTGATTTCATTATTAGTATCACACTCTTCACAGGGTACAAGGATATTAGCAGTTTCACCGACAGACTTAGCACGTATCTTGGTGAACATGTAGTCGACATCAAAGGTTGTTAGTGAACCATCAATGGTACCTTCTACACATGCTTCGATTGTACGTATAACTGCTCGAACTAGGTCTTGACGATTCTGTGCCTCAAATGCTATGAGGAGGTTCTTCTGTTCCTTTACAAGGAATGGTCGGTAGACCACATTCTTTCCTGTCGAAGGTATTTTCATTTCATATGTTGGTGCTGCATTCAGTTTTGGTAAAGCCATGATGTATCCTATATTATATAATTAAATTAATCCACCTAAGTTTAGATTGAGTTTTCCATCAAGTAAACTTCGTTTATCTTCTATCACCTTCCAGTTGGTGTACGAGAACTGCATTGTGCACTCAACTAGTTGTCCGTCATTGCTCAGTTGGATTGAACTGAGAGATGTAGGGAACGCTTCTAATAGTTCTATACTGTATATAGAAGCACCCCCAACATCGAAATTGAAATCAAGTGGGCCGAGGTCGAATCCAAACCGTGCGATAGGTTTACGTAGTTGCCGTATAGTAATAGATTTCGAATAATTGTTCTTGTACCCTACCTCACCCATCTTGAGACTATTCGCAAATTCTTGTTGTGCCTGTCTGACAGCTTCCTTATCTTCAGGGTCAGCATCCTCGGCGGAAGCTTCTGGTTTCGATTTGTAGTACATTCCTACTATGGTGTTTGCCCACGCATCAAAGTACTTCTTAACACCGTAGTCATTCAACACATAGAATGTTATTGAAACGTCTTCTACTCCAAACCCATTTGCTATCTTCTCATTGAATATACCGACATTTCTGTCCAGACTCATTACCTGTCTGCCCGGCAAAGTAACGTCTTTACATATGACATTCAGTTCACGAGAGTCTAAATTCCCTATAGATGGAAGAGTGACCGCAAACTGATTTGCCATCGCGATACCATTCTTAGAGGTAAGCTTACCTTTTAGTTGTTCTA